AGGGAACATAACGCCTTGCTTCGCTCCGTAGGCCATCTCTTTCGAGATGGCTCATGGCAGGGAGGGGAAGATGACTTCTTTGTTTATAAGGAGTCAGAACTTCCTGGTCTCGGTGGGTATCATCACTTTCGCACTAGTCGGTATGAAACGACCGGCATAAGTGTGAGTATACCCTCCGATTCTGAGACAATTGATGCTAGATGGCGTCCATCATGTTCGCGCGGATTCGATTCCGACGATTATGACGGCACCTTCTCTCATCGTTATCTCCCTCCTGTCGAGGAGCCTGACTTTGGTTCTGAAGTACTTGGGCTTAATGCTCAAGGAACTCAGTTCATCGCCAGGTACCGCCCTGAGTCACCTATTGCACAATTCGGTCAATTTCTGATCGAACTGCACCAGCTGCCTCAGATTCCACGTTTTCTACTGCGTCGAGCCAAGTATTATTCTGATCTTGGCGCGGAATATCTAAACGTGGAGTTTGGATGGAGGCCTTTCGTGAAAGACGTCAAGGATGCGTTTAGCTTCCAGCAACGTTTTCAAGAACGGTATAACCGTCTCTGTCGCGAAAACGGTCTTCCTATCCGTAAGCGGGACAAGCATGTGCTGACCGACACTACTTGGGTGTCTCTCTGCGAGGGTTCCCTTAACCAACCGTTTGGCAAGCTTGATGACTTGTCAATCGGCGGGAATTCTCTCTTAGAGAACTTAGTCATTGGTGGGCCTTTGGGTTCCACTTTTGACTATAACGGCTCCGATTTCCACGGGCAATGTGATTACAAGCTCGAGGAAAGGACCGTTACTGATGCCTGGAACTGTGGTACTTTCTTTTACTACGTTCCAGACCTCAACTCCGAGCAGTGGACGGATAAGGCGAAGAAGATGCTGTCGGGGGTTAATCTTACCCCGGCACTTCTTTACGACGTCTATCCGTGGTCATGGTTGCTCAACTGGTTCACTAATGCTGGGCAAGTCGTGCACAACCTTAGTGATGACCGGCTGGACAACGAGCTCCTGACTAATTGTTACGCGATGTTCTACCGAAGGGTAGAACGGCGTGTAACGATCAGCCTCCACTGGGACGAAGTCGATAATGGCACTGAGAACGCCATCAACCGACTCTTCGTACCCGCTGGGGGTGACAGTTTTCAATATCTTCTTACGAAGATAGAGAAATACCGTCATCAGGCCTCCCCGTTTGGTTTCGGTGTCCCACGCGAAGCGTTTTCAGCTAAGCAGTGGGCCATCCTTGCCGCTCTCTGGATTTCAGGGAGCAAGCCGTGGCGTAATATTCACAATACGACACGGCTGTAAACCCCTTAAACACGAGGTAATCCCCATGCTTGCCGACCCCTTGGTGCTGGTCACCGACTGGACTGCCATTACCGCCGAAGGCGGGGAGGTTTTGAGCCTTCCCGTCACCGAACGTGCGGCAGACCACTCGCTGTACCAATTCACGGAACCCGGCGCGGAGACTTGGAAAGTTTTCACCGGCCACCAGTACGGAAGGCGGAGTCGCTACACTGCGCGTGCGCAGGTTAGCGGCCTCGTTCCCGATCTGCTGATCGACGGAAACAATTCCCTCGTCACCCAGTCGTGTTACGTGGTATTTGACTGTCCCCCCTCGGGGCCAGTCAATTTCAATGCGAGTGGGAAGACCACCGCCCAGGTCATGATGCATGTAATTGGCAGTCTCCTCCATTCGGTGGATACGGCCGATCCCATCTTCATGCGCCTGGTCAACGGCGAAACTTAACACTCGCATTGTCACCAAGGGGACTTCAAGCTACGGACTAGCTCCCTCTGATTGGAGGTGCTATGAAAAGCCTGAAGGAGATCCTCGTGCACATCCTGCATGACTGCGGGATGATGTGCGATGCCAACCCCACCCGTGACATAATTACAGTCACGAGGAGGACCGAGTATGAAGGTGATAGCTTTCTCACTATCACTCTTCCATCCTTCTGCCAGGGCTTCGAAAGATGCCTTGACGAAGGACGCCTCTCACCAGTTCACTTCCCGAAATTTGCATTTCGGAAAGCAACATGCTGCCCCCGATTTCTCGGAGGGTACATGGAGAGGGTTTTCGGTCCTGATGGCGTTATCTTGGCGTCCCCGTCCTCGGATTGTATCTTTGCGATCAGACAGATTTGTCTGTTCGCTAAGAAGCTCAAACTCCCCTGTAGTAACAAGAGAGAACGAGCTGCCGAGGCCGGTTACGTTGCGATTGAGCGCGAGCTGCGTTCCCATGCCGTTCATCACGAGCTTGCTGACACTTTTAGTCGTGTTAGCAATATCGTGTGGGGCGACATTCTTCGCGGGGCTCCCTTTGGGGACCCTTTTGAAGAATATAGTCCTAGGCATGGGCCTGGGACAACCGTAGAAGGAGTACGAGGTAATGGAAAATTCCACTTTCCTACGTGGCCGTCACGGTTGGATAGAGAATTACCTTACGCCGAGTTTGGCATCGGAAGTCTCCGAAGCCACGGTCTGGGACTCTCTCTATCAGGCCCTGATACACAGCTTGCCCCCCGGGACGAGACCCCCGTTAAGGTGGTCTTTGTCCCTAAGACCCAGCGAAGTCCGCGGGTTATTGCTATGGAGCCTGTATGCATGCAATTCATGCAGCAAGCCATTGCAAACTGGCTACGTCCTCGAATTGAACAGCGAGGTCGTTTCACCGGAGGGCGTGTTAACTTTACACGCCAAACGGTTAATGCCAGAAAGGCTCTGGAAGCATCTAGAACTGGCCATTTGGCCACTCTCGATATGTCCGAAGCCTCAGACCGCGTTTCTGCTCGTCTGGTGTACAGCATGCTGGGAATCTGTCCGGCCTTTCGCCGGCAGGTCTTCGCGTGCCGTAGCACCAGAGCAACTCTCCCTAACGGTGTAACTATACCGTTGAGGAAATTTGCGTCTATGGGGTCAGCACTCTGCTTTCCGATGGAGGCGATGGCTTTCTTCTTGGCCATAATCACACATCGGATGCTGGGTGCCAAGCTAGCGCCTACCGGCGAAAACGTCTTTAGATGTTGCGCCGGTTTATACGTCTACGGGGACGATATCATTGTCCCCGCTGACGAGGCATCCGCGATCTGCAAGACTTTAGAGTCGTTTGGCTTTAAAGTCAACAGCCACAAGTCCTTCTGGACTGGAAAGTTCAGAGAGTCTTGTGGTATGGACGCATACGACGGACACGATGTCACTGTGACATATGTTCGTCGTCCGCTTCCTGCAGATCGGGCGGACTCGCATGGCGTTGCTTCTACGGTCGCCTTAGCTAACCATTTCTACATGGCTGGCTTGTGGCGTACGGCGAAAGCTCTGAGAGAGCATGTTGAGTCTCTCTTAGGAAAACTTTCGTCGATTACTGACACGGCATTCCGTGACCTTGAAAAAGTCATCGACGGCCGTGCTAGTAATAGTAGAGGCAGTGCAGGGTTGGGATGGATCAGCTTCAGCAATGCTGAAACATTCCGCGGATGGGACAAGAACCTCCAGTGTCTTAAAGATCGACGCTGGGTGGTTAGCCCCATACGGCGGCCGGACCCTCTCGAGGGCGACGCCGCGCTTCTCAAGTGTTTTGGCTTGATCGGCAACGAGTCGGTCGATACGAACCACTTGCGTGAGTCCGTGAGGTACGGCAACCTCGCACTAAAACGCCGTTGGATCGCACTGTAACGAAACGGTGCGATAGGTAGGAAGAACCTACCAGGAGGGTGCAGTAGTATACTGCGTTTGAGTCACACTGGCGTAAACCACGACTTCCTGTGGCGTATCCCTTGTGATCCTCAATCCTGTGGCTGGG